GTGGTCATCAGCTTCTTCGACCTGACAGAGGAGCGCGAGCGGGAAGCCCAGGCGAGCGATCTTGCCAATGCCCTTCCGGGTGCGGTGTTCCAGGCAGAACTCCATCCCGGTGGAGGCTTGCGCGCGACCTATTTCAGCACCGCCGCAGCCTCCCTGTTCGGCGTGCGGCCGGAGGCCGACCTCACCGTTGCGCAGACTCTGGCGCCTGTGATGGCGATGAAGGGGTGGGCGCGGGTCCGGCGCGGACTGCGGCAGGCCGGCCGGGCCGGCCGGGTCTGGGAAGGCGAGATGGAGATCGCCGGCGGACGCTGGGTGCTGGGCCGCGCCCAGCCGCGCCGCCGGAACGACGGCACCGTGCTGTTCAACGGAGTGCTGCTGGACATCACCGACCGCAAGGGCCTGGAGGCGGAACTGCAACAGGCGGCGATGCACGATCCGCTGACCGGGGTGTGGAACCGTCGGCGGTTCCAGCAGGCGGTGGGCGAGGCCGCGGCCAGGCTCGAGCGGTACGGGCGCCCCTATATCCTGGTGTTGATGGACATCGACCATCTCAAGCGCTTCAACGACACGTATGGGCATCAGGCGGGCGACGATGCCCTGCGCGTGGTCGCCGCCACCTTGTCGGACCGGCTGCGCCGCTCGGACGCGTTGGCGCGCTGGGGGGCGAGGAATTCGCCCTGCTGCTGACCGAGACCGACCTGCCCTCCGCCCTGGGCGTTCTTGAAGCTCTGCGGCAGAGGGTGAGCGCGCAGCGGATGGCATGCGGCGGGGCGGTCACCATCAGCATCGGCGTCGGCCAGGCCAGGGCCGGCGAGGATATCGACAGCCTGCTCCAGCGCGTCGATGCCGCGCTGTACAAGGCGAAGGCCGCCGGCAGAAACCGCATCGAACGAGCCTGAGCGGCGGGATCGGGATCGATCTGCCCTGCCGGGGCATGCCGTGGAGCGGACGGACCGGGCTTCGCTGACCGTCGGAAAGGCAGGGCCATATCAACCCCTTGTTCTGGAAAGATTTTCCAAAAACATATGGCGGCTCCTCACGACGTAAGATAATCATCCGTTCAAAGGAATTATGTCCTTTAAACGGATGAAGGTCCAATGGGACGAATGCCCTCCCACCATTCGCCTCCCCCTGACCGTCTTATCGGAGTCCCGAGGCCATGCTGCTGCACGCATTGCTCAAACACGTCGAAGCCGAAGGGCTGGGGACCGAAGGAGGGTCCCTGTTCCTGGGCCGGGCGCCGCAGGACACCGCCGCGGGGTCGGTCTTCCTGCCGCGGGGCGGAACCCGACGCGACTATGCGCAGGGCCTTCGCCGGCTTTCCTTCCAGGTCCGCACCCACGATCCCGACTATCTCGCCGGGGAAGCCCGCGCCCTGGCGATCGCCGACGCCCTGACCCTGCGGGCGGCTCCGGCCGGGGGCTGTTTCGTCATCTCGTGCCTGCCCCAGCACGAGCCGCTGATGCCCCACGACGAGACGGCAAGCACCTTCACCTTCATCGTCAACTATCGCGCCGACTGGCGTGTCGCCTGATTAGGAGACTATACCCATGGCCATCACCACCGAAGACATCGCCCTCGGCATCTGCGACGTCACCTTCGACGGCATCGATCTCGGCTCGACCAAGGGCGGCGTCGAAGTGACCGTCAAGACCACGAATTATCAGGTCAAGGCCGACCAGATGGGCGAGACCCCGATCAAGGACGTCATCACCGGCACCGAGGTGTCGGTCAAGGTGCCGATGCTGGAAACCAACCTGACCAAGCTGTTGGCAGTGATGCCGCAGGCGGTCGGCGTCGGCGCGGCCGGTGCCGAGGTCGGGGTCGAGATCCGCTCCGGCGTCAACATCGACCTGCTGGCCATCGCCGCCCCGCTGAAGCTGCACCCCACCGCCCTGCCCGCCTCCACCACCAAGGACGATTTCGTCGCCTTCAAGGCCGCGCCGCTGCCCAACTTCACCTTTAAGTACGAGAACGGCGGCGAGCGCGTCTACGAGGTCACCTTCAGCTGCTATCCGGACGGCACCGCCGGCAACCGCATCGCCGCCTTCGGCGCCCCCGTCGCCGCCTGACCGCGATGGTCAACGGCCGCGGGGGCTTCCGTCCCCGTGGCCGCCCTCGCGGACCTTGCCCGCCACCAGCGACCGGGACCCTCCATGCCCCAGCCCACCATCCTGAACCTCGATGAGTTCCGCGTTTCCCGCAGCGTCGTCATCGGCGGGCGCGAGCGCATCCTGAAGAACATGACCGTCGAACAGTTCCTGCAAGCCGGGGACATCGAGCGGAAGCTCGAGGAGGCCGGCAGCGACCGGGCGCAGATCCCGATCCTGGTCGATGTGATCGCCGGCCATCTCGAAGACACCCCGCGCGAGGAGATCCTTGGCCTCGATCTGGGTCAGCTCCTGGTCCTGCTGGCCTTCATCCGCGGGATCGATCCGGCGGGAGACGGCCAACCGGGGGAACGCCAGCCGGGGGAGCCGCGGGCGGGCAAGCGGGGGAGCCGTCGGGCCCGCTGACGCGGCTCGACTTCGCCTACTGCTTCGCCCGCGTCAGCCGCTTCTACGGCATCGACCCGTTGCGCCTGCTGGCGCTGCCGGTGCGGATGTTCTGGACCCTGTTCAACGAGATCGACCGGCTGCGCGCGGAGGAGATGGCCGACTGGCTGCCGGTGCATCTGACGGCGGCCGGCGTTGGCGCCCGCGAACTGCACGACCGGCTGCGTCAGCGGGTCGGCACGCCGCTCGCCTTCGCCGACCTGCCCGACGGCGGCCGGGCGGATGGGGAGCCGGGCCTGACCGAAAAGGCCAGAACCAGACTGCGCGCCCGCTTCGGCTAACAGAAAGGGAAAACCATGGCTGCCACCGCCCAACCCGCAACCATAACATTGAATTTCGACATCAAGCCTTTCGCAGTGACCGTAAACGGCTCGGCGGCGTCCGTCGTCTTGCAGGCGGTGAACCAGACGGCGGGCTCCGCCCAGGGGCAAGCCGCTCCTGCAAGCGGTGGGAATGGCCAGGACCAGAAGTCGTACTTTCAGAGTGAACTCGAAAAATCCCAGCAGAAATACGACACTCTCTTGAATGGATACAATCTGTCCCTTGGTCAGCGCGCCCAGATCGACTTCGGTGACGGCGTCAAGAATTTCGTCGATAGCTGGAAGGACGGCGTTCTCAGCATCGTCAACAAAAAGGCGAATATCGGTTCGGCCTTCGATAAGGTGATCGTCGGCATGCGGACGAAGCTCCGCGACTACTTCGTGAACTGGGCCTCGGAACAGGTCGCCGTCGGCGCCCTGGATCTGCTCGGCATCAGGACGAAGCCGAAGGATCCTGCCCAGGCCGCAACGCAGACTGCCGCGCAGGCGGGGGGAAACGCGGCCTCGTCCGCCAATGCGGGAACGGCAGGCGGCTCCTCGCCCAACCAGGCGACCGGCGCAGCCGCCAGTCCGAACGCGCCGACAGGTGAGCCGGACTTCTTCGATGCCGTCATGTCGTATCTCAAACCCGACAGCCTGCTCGGCACCATCTGGTCGAAGGTATCCGACCTCTTCAAGTCGGATGGACTGTTCGGCAACCTGATGTCCAGCATCTCCGGCCTCTTCTCCTCGCTGCTCAAACCCGAGGGGCCGCTGGGGAGCATGCTGTCGGGCGTCGTCAGCTTTTTTTCGGCGTTCTTCCACACCGGCGGCATCGTCGGCGAAACCGGCCGGCCGGGCCGGATGATGTCTGCCGGGCTGTTCGCCGGCGCTCCCCGCTTCCACACCGGCGGTCTGGTGGCGGGCGAGGTCCCGATCATAGCCCGCAAGGGCGAGGCCGTCTTTACGCCGGAACAAATGACGAACGCTGACCGTCTGATCCAGGCGGCGCAGGATGGCGGCCCTGGGGTGACCCAGTCGGTGACGGTGAATGTCGCTGGCGGTTCCACCGGCGACCGCGAGCAGGACAAGGCGCTCGCCGAGCGGATCGGCGCGTCGGTCAAGGAGCAGCTGCGCGCGATGATGGGCAACGAGCTGCGCCAGCAGATGCGGCCTGGCGGCATGCTGAACAACATGAGCTACGGAGGCTGAGCGATGGCCGGCGAAACCACGAGCCAGAACGCCACGAGCCAGAACGGCGTCCCGGTCTTCCTGCCGCCCTGTCCGCCGGTGACCGGCAGCACCATCGAGCCGGAGGTGAAGGTGCTGACCGCCGGTTTCGGCGACGGCTATACCCAGCGGGCGCCCGACGGCATCCACAACATCCGCGACCAGTATTCGCTGAGCTGGGAGTATCTCGACACCGATCAGGCGCGGGCGATCGAGGAGTTCCTGCGGGCCCGGCGGGGTGCGGAAAGCTTCCTGTGGAAGCCGCCCGGCGAACCCGACCGCCGGCGCTGGATCTGCAGCAAATGGAAGCGCACCCGCACCCATTACCTGTTCTCCAGCATTTCCGCGACCTTCGTCGAGGTCTTCGACCTCTGATCCCGCGCGGCCGCTTCGCTCCCTTCGACGGCGGGGGCGGCGCCCATCCAAGGAATCCCCATGAGCCAGACCAACATCCCCAAATGGGATGAACGGCCGGCGCTTGCCGCCGCCGCCCAGTCGCCCGATCCCGGTGCCTATGTGACGCTGTTCACGCTGGACCTGACCATGTATCCCGGCGGCACGATCCATCACTTCACGCCCTCGGGCAGCGGCGGCGAACCGGTCCTGTTCGGCGGCATCGCCTATGTCCCGGTCGAGATGGAGACCGAAGGGTTCGAATGGACTGCGACCGGGGCGCTGCCGACGCCGCGCCTGCGCATCGCCAACATCAACCGCCAGATCTCGGCGCTGATCTACCAGTTCTCCGACCTGCTCGGCGCCAAGGTCAGGCGGCTGCGCACCTTCGACCGCTATCTCGACGGCCGGGCGGAGGCCGACCCGCTCGCCTTCTTCCCGCCCGACCTCTACCGGATCGAACGCAAGAGCACCCACACCGCCACCCATGTCGAGTTCGAGCTGTCGGCGGCCATCGACCAGGAGGGCGCCATGCTCCCCGGCCGGCAGGTGCTGCGCGACGGCTGCACCCGCCGCTACCGCCATTGGACCGGATCGGGATGGTCGTTCGACGGCGTCGATTGTCCTTATGCCGGCAACGACTTCTTCACCGCGACCGGCGAGCGCACCGATCCGGCCAGGGATGCCTGCGGCAAGCGGCTGGCCGACTGCCGCCTGCGCTACCCCAGGGCGCAGGATCTCCTGCCCTTCGGCGGCTTTCCCGGTGTCTCCCGGATCAGGGTCTGATCCGGGCGCCCCTCCCCTCACAGCTAGAGGAGCCAGCAGCGCATGTTCACCGCTGACGCCATCCTCGCGATGAAGCGCCACGCCCTGGCCGACTATCCGCGCGAGAGCTGCGGCCTGGTGGTCGCCGGCACCTACCGGCCCCTGTCCAACCGCGCCGCCGACCCGGCGGCCCATTTCCGCATCGACGATGCCGACTACCTCGCCCATGCCGGCGCTATCGAAGCCATTGTCCACAGCCACCCGGACGGCCCGCTCCACCCGTCGGCCGCCGACATGCGCGGCCAGATCGACAGCGCGGTCCCCTGGGCGATCCTGGCCACCGACGGGGAGCGCTGTTCCGATCCGATCCTGTGGGGCGACGGCCTGCCGGTGCCCGATCTGATCGGCCGCGAGTTCCGCCACGGCGTGACCGACTGCTACGCCCTGGTGCGCGACTGGTTCCAGCTGGAGCGGGGCATCCGGCTGCCGAATTTCCCGCGCGACGACGAATGGTGGCACGCCGGCAAGAACCTCTATCTGGACCATTTCGCCGATGCCGGCTTCTCGGTGGTCCGCTCCGGCGAGGCGGCGGCCGGGGACGTCGCGCTGATGACCGTGCTGTCGCCGGTGCCCAACCATGCCGGCGTCGTCCTCGACGGCGGCCTGCTGCTGCATCACCTGCCGCGCCGCCTGTCGCGCCGCGAACCCTTCGGCCCCTGGCACCGGCAGATCGTCCACATCCTGCGTCACAAGGATCTCGCTCATGGCTAGGATCCATCTGCACGGCGCGCTCGGCCGCCGGTTCGGGCGCCTTGCCGACTATCAGGTCCGCGACGCCGCCGAGGCGATCCGGGCGCTTGCCGCCAATCATCCAGATTTCGAGAAGGTCTTCCGCGAAGGCTCCTACCGGCTGGTCCGCGGCCCGCGCTCGCGCGGTGGCATCGACCTGACCCTCGACACCCTGACGCTGGGGCTGGGCAGCGCCGACCTGCACATCATTCCGGTTCCGGCCGGCGCCAAGAGCGGCGGTGCCGGCAAGGCGATCATGGGCGCGCTGGTCATGGTCGTTGCGATTGCCGCGGCGCAGCCATGGGCAGCGGCAAGCTTCTCGGCGGCAATGTCCGCTCCGGCTGTCGCGGGAATCTCCTACGGTTCGATCGCCCTATTCGGCGCGGCGATGATGCTGTCCGGCATCAGCCAGATGCTGTCGCCGACGCCTAAGGCCAACCTGCCGGACAACACGCAGAGCTATCTGTTCTCCGGTCCGGCCAATGTCAGCGAGCAGGGCGGGTCGGTTCCCTTGGTCTACGGACGCTGCTGGGTCGGTTCGACCGTCATCTCCTCCGGCATGGATACCGAGCAGATCGGAACCGTCCAGGCCCAGCCGGCGGCATCCGCCGCCACAGCCGCTTCGGATGGAAGTCCGGCAGGCGGTATCCAGGGGGCCAAGGGCGGCGGCAAGTCCGGCCGCGGCGGTTCCGGCGCCACCGAGGACCCCAACAGCCTGCAATCCGCCGCGACCGCCCGGGTGATCGATCTGCTGAGCGAGGGCGAGATCGTCGGGCTGGTCAATGAGGGGAAGAGCATCTATTTCGACGGCACGCCACTGATCGCCCCCGACGGGACGGAGAATTTCAAGGGCGTGACCTGGAAAGAGCGCCGGGGCATTCCCTCGCAGGAGCCGATCAGCGGTTTCACCGCCAGCGAGACCACCGTCCCCGTCGGGAGCGAGGTGAAGAAGGCGACCCCGGTCGTCCGCACCATCCATGGCGACGAGGTCGACGCCGCCCGCATCGTGCTGCGCTGGAACGCACTGACCGAGCAGGATACCTCCAACGGCAACCTGCACGGATCGACGGTGCAGCTGACCATCGAGGGGCGGGCGGCCGACGGCGGCTGGAAGGTTCTGGCCAACGATACGGTGACCGGCAAGACGACCAGCGCCTATGAACGGTCCTACAAGATCGGGCTGCGCGAGCTGGGCAGGAGCCCATACGACATCCGCGTCACCCGCGTTACCGACGATCCACCCCGCGCCGCGATCCAGAACAGCTTCTCCTGGTCGCACTATGCCGAGATCGTCGAGTCCAAGTTCGGCTACGACAATTCGGCGCTGGTCGCGCTGACGGTCAAGGCCGAGCAGTTCGGCAACTCGATCCCTGAGCGGGCCTATGACGTCAAGGGCCTGAAGATCCAGGTCCCGTCCAACTACGATCCGGAGACGCGGACCTATACCGGCCAGTGGGACGGCAGCCTCAAGACCGCCTGGAGCGACAACCCGGCCTGGGTGCTCTATGACCTGCTGACCAACAGGCGCTACGGCCTGGGCCAGTCGATCTCCGAGGCGGCGGTCGACCGCTGGTCGCTCTACACCATCGGCGTCTATTGCGACCAGCCGGTCAAGTCGGGCCGGCTGGACGCCAGCAGCCGCGACATCATGGAGCCGCGCTTCACCTTCAACGGGGTGATCTCCGGCCGGACCGAGGCCTACCGCGTCCTCCAGTCCATCGCCTCGACCTTCCGCGGCCTGATCTTCTGGTCGGCCGGCGGCGTGCTGGCCCGCGCCGACATGCCGGCCGACCCGATCAAGCTGGTCACCCCGGCCAACGTCATCGGCGGCAGCTTCACCTATTCCGGCACCGCGTTGAAGGCCCGCCACACCGCGGCGCTGATCACCTTCAACGACCCCGACGACGGCTACCGCCCGACGGTCGAGGTCGTCGAGAATGCCGGGATGATCCAGCGCTACGGCTGGCGGCCGATCGAGGCGACGGCCTATGGCTGCACCCGGCGCAGCCAGGCCCGCCGCCTCGGCCTGTGGATGCTCGACAGCGAGCAGCACGAGACCGAGACCGTCACCTACCGCTGCTCCTTCGACCATCTCGACGTCATGCCGGGCGACGTGGTCAAGCTGGCCGACCCGAACTGGGCGCTGGTGCGCACCGGCGGGCGGCTGGTCGCCTACGACCCGGAGCGGCAGGTCGTCACCCTCGACGACACGGTGACGCTGGAAGCCAACCAAAGCCACGTGCTGGCGCTCACCCTGCCGAACGGGCGGCTGGTCGACTGCCCGGTCCGCCGCCCGGTGCAGTCGACCGAGGAGCACACCACCGGCCAGCTCGCCATCGACGCGGCTCCGCTCGGCGGCGCGGTGCCGCAGCCGTATGCGGTGTGGATCCTGACCGCCACCAACCTCGCCCCGCGCCTGTTCCGGGTGCGCGCCGTCACCGAGAAATCGCCCGGCGTCTACGAGGTCACCGCCCTGCTGCACGAGCCCGGCAAATATGCCCGGGTCGAGGAGGGCGTGCAGATCGAACCGGTGGCGACCCAGAGCGCCGCCAACGCCATCCCATCCCCCGCCAACCTCGCGGCGGTGGAAAGCGCCTATTGGGTCAACGGCCTGCCGCAGGCCCGGCTGACCGTCAGCTGGACGCCCAGCGACGATGCCCGCATCGCCGGCTACCGCGCCGACGTGATGACGCCGGGCGGCCAATGGCAGGAATGGAAGGTCACCCGCGCCGGCAGCTTCGACATCGAGCCGGCGGCGGAGGGGGTCTACACCGTCCGCATCACCGCATTGACCTACGACAACCGCCGCTCGGCACCTGCGGAAATCCGGGCCACGGTGCGCGGCAAGGGGACGCCGCCTGGCCAGCCCGCCGGGCTGGTCGCCAAAGGCGGGCTGCGCCAGATCGCCCTGTCCTGGGTCAATCCGCCCGACACCGACCTTTCCCACATCGAGGTTCTGGAGGGGGCGGCGAACGACCTGTCGGCCGCCGCCGTCATCAGCACGGTCAAGGGCAACGCCTTCGTGCGCGCCGGGTTGGGCGGGCTGGTCACGCGCTATTACTGGGTGCGAGCCGTCGATCTCGGCGGCAATGTCAGCGACGTCAATTCCAACATCGGCACCGGCGCCACCACCGAGCAGATCTCCCACGACGACCTCGCCGACAAGCTGGTCTCGGAATCGAAGCTCGCTCCCTTCATGGCCGAGCGCATCACCGGGATCGAGAAGATCGCCGAGACGGTCACGTCCGGTCTGGTTCGCGTCAACGACAGCTATGGCCGCATCCGCAGCGAGATCGGCAGGCGCGAGGCCGACGTCGCGGAGGTGAAGGCGGATGTCAGGCAGGTCCAGGACGACACGCAGTCGCTGGCGAGCCGGGTCACCACCGTCGCCGCCCAGTTCGACGGGCAGATCGCCACCGTCAAGGAGGAGCTGACCGCGCTGGTGACGGCGGACGAGGCGACGGCGACGCGCATCGACACGGTGGTCGCGGCCTGGGACGGAAATCTGGCCGGCGTGCAGGCCAAGCTGACCGCCACGGCGAACGACACCCGGACCAACGCCGAGCGCATCGATAGCGTCGTCGCCGGCTACGACAAGAGCCTGGCCGGCTATGACAGCCGCATCACCGCCAACGCGACCGCGACCGGCGCGCTCACCACGCGCCTCGATACCATCGGTGCATCGGTCGACGGCGTGAAGGCGGGGCTGACCAGCGAGCAGACCGCCCGTGCCGACGCCGTCGGTGCTCTCGCCAGCCGGATCGACAGCGCGTTCGTGGCGATAAAAGATGCTTCCGGGTCCTTTCAGGATAGCGTCAACCTGGCGGTTACTGAGGCAAAATCCGCGGTCAACAAGGTAACCCTCCTCAGCGGCACGGTCGGCAATCACACCTCGTCCATCGAGCAGGTCTCGAAAGTAACTAACGGGCTGTCGGGGCAGTGGACGGTCAAGATCGACAACAATGGCGCCATCAGCGGGTTCGGCCTTTCCTCGGACCCGGCCGATGAGAGCGGGGTGCGATCCGAGTTCTATGTGCGGGCCGACCGTTTCCTGATCGGCATTACCGGCCCCGGGGGCAGCATCGACCATCCCTTCGTCATCGGTCGGGTGGATGGGGTGCCCCGCATCTCCATGTCCGCCGCCTTCATCCAGGACGCCTCGATCAACAGCGCGAAGATCCAGGATGCCTCGATCAACAGCGCGAAGATCAGAGATGCAACGATCTCCAGCGCACACATCCAGGATCTGACGATCCGGGGCCAGAAGATCGAGGACTTCGCCACCGGCAACATGACCGGCATCACGTCCCCGGTCTATTTCCAGGAAGGCCCGTCGATCAGCATCGCCACCACCGGCAAGCCGGTGGCGTTGATTGCCACCGTCAGCGGCGTGCCCCCGCGCAGCGGCGGTGGCGAAAACTCAACGTTTGATCCGGGTTTCGACGCCCGCGCCCGCGCGCTGGTGATCGGCACGGCACCCGGCATGAACACCTATCGGGCCTGCGACATCCTCGGCACCTACCTGCCGCCCAACGGGGAGGTCGAATGCACCATCATCGCCATCGAACTGCGGAAGTAGCCCATGCCCAGCATCGCCGACCCCTTGCCGCCGCTGACCGGAATGCTCGGTCTGCTCGACCCGTCCTACCTCGCCTTCACCGTCTATGACGGCGAGGGTCGCATCCATGGTGCCGGCACCTGCGCCGCCGATGTGGTCGAGATGCAGACCGGCGGCCGCCCCGGTCTCGCCGTGATCGCCGCGGAGGCGCATCACCTGAGCGACTATGTCGACCTGTCGGGCGAGGCTCCGGCGGTGCGTCGCCGCCCCACCATCGCCGGTCTCGACCAACTGCCGGATCGGGCGATGGTGGAGGTGCGCTGCCTCACCACCGGCTCGACCAAAAGCTACACCGTCGACGACGGCTCCTTCCAATACGACGACCTGCCCGGGACCTATCGGGTGACGGTGCGCCGCTTTCCCTACATGGACTTCGTCACGGAGATCCGGCTGTGAAGGTCACAAATATCCGCACCCGCGACGAGATCGCGAAGCTGCGCCAGCAGGCTTATCTCGCCGCATGGCCGGCGGCCCGGCAGTTGGAAGCCCAGCAGGACATGCTGAACGGCAACCCCGCCAAATGGGAGCGCATGCGCGCCGACTTCTCGGCGATCCGCGCGCTCTACCCCTATTCCGACACGACCCCCAGCGAGGAGAACTGACATGGCCGGCTGGTATCGCCAAGGCACCGTCGCCCTGACCCCCGGATCGGCCGCCGTCGCCGGCGCCGGCACCATGTGGATGGGCGTCGTGCGTCCGGGCTCCGCCTTCACCACCGACGGCAGGACGCTCTACGAGATCCGCGATGTCGCCAACGACCGCACGCTGACCCTCGACCGCCCTTGGGAGGGCGAGACGACGGCGGCCTCCGCCTATGCCGTCATCGCCGCGTCGGCGACCCTGTCCAACGCCGAACTGGCCGGCGAGATCGCGGCGATGGTCGCGAAATGGGCGGTGCGCGAGGACCAGTACGACGACTGGCTGGGTGGCTCCCCGAACGGCGGCCCGAATGCCGACGGCAAGTACCCGCTGACCGACAGCAAGGGTGTCACCCGTCTGGTCGAGAGCCCGGCCCGCCTGCTCCAACTCCTCGACGACGGGGTGGTGGAGCATGCGGCGCAGATCATCGCGGCGATCGAGGACGACGTGGCGACGGCACGGCAGGCCGCCGCCGACGCCACGGCGGCGATGACGGCCGTCGGCGCCGACCGGCAGGCCGTGGCGCAAGCCGCCGCGACCGTCGCCGCGCAGACCGACGAAAGCACCGCCGCCGCCGCGACCGCGACCGCCCAGGCGGCCATCGCCGTCCACCATGCCGATGAGGCCGCCAACAGCGCCACCGCCGCCGCCGGGCTTGAGGCGTCCGCCACCGCGGCGCTTGCCGCCGTGGAAACCGCACGCGACATCGTGCTGGAGGCGCGGACCGAAGCCGGCACGGCGGCGACCGGTGCCCTGTCCGCCAGAACGGCGGCCGAGGCGGCGCGCGACACCGCGACCGCTGCGCGGGATGCCGCCCAACAGGCACGCGACGCGTCGCTGACGGCGCGGACGCAGGCGCAGGACTGGGCGGTGAAGACCGATGCCCCGGTCTCCGGCAGTCTGAAGTCGGCGCTGTCCTACGCCCTGGACGCGGCCTCCCAGGCGACCGTCGCCACCGGCAAGGCGATGGAGGCCTCCGGCAGTGCCGCTGCCGCCGCCGCGAGCGCCGCCGGTCTCGACACTGCGGCAACCGCGGCGCAGGCCGCCGCCGGCGATGCCGCGACCGGCGCCCAGACCGCGACCGTCAAGGCCGCCGCCGCCGCCCTGTCCGCCGACACTGCCCGTTCGGCCGCACAGCAGGCGGAAACCGCCGGGTCCGGCAGCGCCACGGCCAGAGCCGCGGCGGAGGCGGCCCGCGACAGCGCGGCCACCGCCATGACGGCGGCGCAGGTCGCCGCCTCCCAGGCCGGCCAGTCGCAGACCAATGCCGCCAACAGCGCGCAGACGGCGGCAACGGCGGCGGCGGACGCGATCTCGGCCAAGTCCGATGCCACCGCCGCCCGCGATCTGGCTGTCGCCGCCCGCACGGAGGCGCAGGCTGCCCGCGATCTGTCCCAGGCCTTCGCCCAGGGTGCCGTCGGCTATCAGCCCAGCCCGGGCGTCTATTCCGCCTTCCATTGGTCGGAGCAGGCCAAGGGCCATGCCCAGACCGCCGCGACCATCGTCGGGGGTTCCAACTTCGGCATCGTCGGCGACGGCGCCTCGCAGCGCTTCGCCGCCGACAACCCCGGCTCCCTGCTGAACCTCGTGCAGGCTCCGGGCGGCAAGCTCACCTTCAACCCGGGCAACCGCGCGGTCTCCTTCGGCTTCGATGCCACGACGGCGCCGGTGGCGGCATCCGGCAACATCACCGCCGGCACCGTGCAGGGAGCGCTGGAGGAGATCGACCACCGGCTGTCCACTCTGTCGCAGGACAGCATCGCCAACGGTGGCGGTTCGGTGCGGGTGACGGAGGACGGAGCGGTCGAGATCGTCCCGGTCGCCGGCCGGACAGCGACCTATAAGGGTGGTGAGCTGCACACGTCCGCGACCGCTTACGACAAGGCGCAGACCGATGCCGCCATCGCCGCCATGATCGCTGCCGGGCAGGCGGCCGGTGCGGCCAGGCTGACGACGCCCCGCACCATCGCCCTGTCGGGCGGGGCGACCGGCACCGCGACCGCGTTCGACGGCACCCAGAACATCGCCATCCCGGTGACGGCGGTGGCGGCGTCGGCGCTGACCGGCACCATCGACATCGCCCGTCTGCCGGCAGGCGCGCTGGAACGTCTCTATCCGGTCGCCAGCGACGCCGAGCGCTTCGCCTTGACCACCGCCCAGGTGCAGAAGGGCGACACGGTGCAGGTCGGCGGCACCGGCGGCCTGATGTATCTGGTCGTCGACGACAGCAATCTCGGCAACGCGGCGGGCTACCGCGCCTACACCGCGGCACGCGCGTCGGCGGTGGACTGGTCCGGGGTCGAGAACAAGCCGGCCCTGCTGACCTCCCTCGCCTCCCTCGACAACGCTGCCGGCGTGCTGACGCAGACCGGGGCGGGCACCGGCGCCAAGCGCGCCATCGGCGTCGCCAACGGCACGGACATTCCCGACCGGGCGGCAGCGGATGGGCGCTATGCGCAGCTTGGCGCCAACAACGTCTTCAGCGGCGCCGTAAGCGTCCAGAACTCGTCATCCATGGAGGCCGTCCACGTCGGGAACAGCGCCGGAACCAAATTCACGTTCGTCGGATGGAATGATGTCGGCGCTTTTGGCCGAATTGGCGCCTACGGTTCCAGCGCATGGCAGAATTTCGCCATCTCCGAGGGAGGGTCGCTGACCGCCATCGGCACGACCGCGATGCCGACCGGCGGAGCCAAGCTGAATGTCGCCACCGGCATCCAGGTGGACAACAAGGACGTCTGGCACACGGGCAACTTCGCGCCTGCCTCGAAGCTCGACGCTGCCAATCCGACGATCACGGGCACGCTGACCCGTACCGGCGGCACGGCGCCGGCCTACTACATGACCCAGGACGGGATGGGTCGCCAGCATTGGTATTGGAACACGGCCGGCAGCACCTCGCCCACCCTTTCCGTCGGTGGCGAGGACGCAATGGACATTGGCATGTCCGTCAGCAATGACGGCGTCAATGGCCCGAATTTCTGGTTCCGTGGCGCGCACGGCTACGGCAAGTCGGCTGGGGCGGCAATCTCCTGGTCGAACATCCTTCTCGCCAACATGACGTCGTTCCAATGGATGGGGAACAATGTCTGGCATGCGGGCAACCTCGTTCCGGGCAACTATGCCGCTGTCACCTCGGCCAACACCTTCAACGGCAAGCAGACGATACTCGGAACCGGCGCGAGCCTGCCGGCCAACACCGGCATTGCGTCGGCCGTCGGCAACACCGCCGGTTTCGAAATTCAGTCGCAGGGCACCGGCACTCCCGCCGGGGCCGCGTTCATGTCTTTCCACCGCCCCGGCAACTATGGGGTGCATGTCGGCCTCGACACCGACAACGAGTTCAAGATCGGCGGCTGGTCGATGGGCGGGGTCGCCCATAAGGTCTGGCATGCGGGCAACCTGCCCGTGACGGTCTCCGGCAACGCCGTCGATTTCAAGGCCAATCCCACAGTCAACGGCGCTCCGCTCGTCACCAGCAGCGGCACCAACACCGTCACCAAGTCGGCAGTTACGGTTCTTCCCGCCGCCGGCAGCCTCGACGTTCCCGCCAAATCCATCCTGGCGGTCTACAGCCAGTTCGTCGGCCAGGCCTTCAACGTCGATTACAACACCGAGGCGCAATACACCCAGGAGAATGCCGCGACCGGCACCGATCAGGTCGGCGGCCAGTTCCAGCTATACAGCACCGCCGGGGGTGGCGGGGCCGATGCCGCCACCAAGCTGCTGATCCATGCCGATGGCGCCAACGGCTCGACCGAAATCATCGATGAGCGCGGCATCACCCCGTTCGGCAGCCATTGCGGCTGGTTCGACGGGGCGTCGGCATGGAAGCTTTCCAGCGGCTATAAGATCGCGTTCGGCACCGGGCAAAACTTCACTTTCGAAGGCATGGTCTATATCGGCAGCAGCTTTACGGATAAGGCGATCCTCGATATCTGCGACAGCGCGTCCTACACCGTCGCCCAGATTTGTCTGCGCAACAATGCGGGCGCACCGGTAATCAAATATTATGTGACCGGCAGTGATCGCATTCAGAGCGCAAATCTCTCAACCGACGTCTGGTATCAATGGGCTGTTGTCCGTAACAACGGAACAACGACGCTCTATGTTAACGGCATCGCTCAAGGTAGCTGGGCAGACAGTACCAATTTCCCGCCGGGCGTACTCGGTATCGGCATGTCTGCAGGCAACCCCGGCCAATATAATTTTTTCGGCTGGCAGGACCAGATCCGTGTCTCCAAGGTCGCCCGCTACGCCGTCAACTTTACGCCCCCGACCACGGCGTTCATCACCGATACCGACACCGTCCATCTGTTCAGCTTCGACGACGGGCATGGCGGGCAGGTGCTGAAGGACCGGGCCAACAGCGGGCATTCGGTTTTCCTCGGCAACAACTCGACGGTGACCAACGCCAGGGCGAAGTTCGGCGTTACAGCTCTGAACGGCAATGCCCAGGTCGGCACCCTCAAGACGCACATGGACTTTGCAATGGGGTCGGACGATTTCCTGTTCGACTGCTGGGCCTACCCCACCGCCTTCAACGGCGGCAAGTTCCTCTCGCTGGAGGGGACCGGCTACGATCCGCGCCTGTCGTTGGATGCCAACGGTCTGGTCAAGCTTGCCCTCAGCAATAACAACGCCAGCTACAACGTTGCGGCCGACGTTTCCACCGGTCTCAGCCTGACGCTCAACAGCTGGAACCACGTCGCGCTGTTCCGTTCCGGCAGCACCGTCTATGTCGCCGTCAACGGCACCACCTACGCGACCAGTGTCGGAACCGCCTCGATCAGCTTCTCTGGCGCCAAGGTCAACATCAATCGGCATGACGTGACCGACAACATCACCATGCAGGGTACCATCGATGCCGTGCGCATCGAGCGGGGACGTTCGCTGTGGGCCGGCAACTTCACCCCCCCGGCCACGGTGCCCACGACCACTCCCTATACCCTTCTGCTGCTGAACTTCGACGGCGTCAACGGCGACAAGGTGACCCTGGACAGCAGCGGGTCGAGTTACGGGACGAATGCGTTCGGGGACACGACGACATCCAATCTTCAGCAGGTCACTCTCGCTAGCACCTACACCAGAGGCGGGCACGGCACGTCGGCAGCGCTGAGTGCCGTCGGCAGTGGGCCGAAGATGTATTTTTCCGCCCCGACCGCCGGCAACCCGATCTATTTCGGAACCAACACCAAGCTCTGCATCGAGGGCTGGTTCTATTTCGCCAGCTTCGGCAACGCTCCGCAATTGTTCAACATTTCGGACAATGGGGGCAGCCTCGGCAACTCGTTGCAGGTCTACGCCGCCACCGACGGGACGCTGCGGGTCAATGGCTGGGGCCAAAGCACCGTCGTCGTCTCCAATCCGGCGATGAACGCCGGTGCATGGCACCATGTCGCCCTGGTTCGTGATGGGCTGGGATGGTTCATCTATGTCGATGGGGTGAAGTTCGGTCTCGTCTATGGACCCAATGTCAACCCGGTCTACGCCAACGCCACCTATCTGCTCTGCATCGGCAGCTATTGGGACAATAACAGTGCCATCATCCAGGGGGCAGTGGACAGTTTCCGCATCACCAACGGCTCTCCCCGCTACACCGCCAACTTCACGCCCGCCACCCTGGTCGCCGACGACATGACCACGCTGATGTGGGAGTTCAACGGCGCGGTCGGCCAGAAGTGGGTCAAGGAGCTGTCCGGCAACAGCGCGATGATCGCCGCAAACGGCAATGCCCGCATTGTGAAGGATGGGGTATGGATCACGCCCAATTTCGGTAACGGCAACACGGTGCCGCAAATCGGCACAGGTCAAGCTAAATTCGGAACTGGGTCTGTATATAACGGCGGCTCTGGCTATGCTTGCCAGACCGTTCCGAATGCCTCTTGGATGAGCGGATCGGTCGATCTGACAATTGAGGCCTGGGTACGTCCCGAAAACTACTCAAGCCCCCGCATCATCGCACAAAAATGGGGGGCGTCCGATGAGACGTGGGCGCTCTACCTCGATACCAACGGATGGCTGAAGTTCCGCTACAAAGGAACAAGCTTCAATAGTGACTTGTACGCTGGCGGCCCGCAAATCATCCCTCTGAACACTTTTACGCATGTGGCGGTTACGATCTCTTCTGCCGGGACTGTGGCGTTTTTCGTCAACGGGACTAAGTTCGGGTATGGGGGGGCCGGTGGCGGCACGGCTATGCGGACAGACAGTAGTGGATCCTTGATGCTGCTCGGCTCCACTAACGGCGGTGACTACGGCATCGCTGGCTACGTGGACGAACTTCGCCTCTCCACGGGAATTCGCTGGACGGCCTCCTTCACGCCGCCAACCATCCCCTACGGCAGCAGCTACGTCACCGGCCCCTTCTATGTGGCGACGCTCGACAGCAGCCGCATCGACGTGTCGGACTGGAGCACGATCCGTTCGGCGACGATCGCGCAGACCACCCCGCCCGGTACCGGCATCAAGTGGCTGGTCAGCTTCGACGGCCGGGCGACGTGGCGGAAGTGGGACGGGTCGGCCTGGGTTGTCGTACCCCTCAACAGCGGGTCCAGCATCGACACCAACGGCAACGACTATCTGACCCTGCAGAATGCTCTCACGAACCTGAATGTGGAGAGTTACAGCACCATCGACTTCGCCTTCTCGCTGAAGACAGCCAACCCGAGCTTCTCGCCCAGCGTCGATGCGGTGACTCTGGCCCGCGACGAGTACGAGCTCGGGGCCGCCAGGATCGATTACACGATCAAGCGCAACGGTGCGGCCGGGGCCGAAATCCACCGCATCACCAACCTGAAGCCCTACCCGGTCAACGTCGTCTACGACTACGTCGCCTGACGCGGGGGCCTAACGCGGGGCCCGACGCGGGCGGTCCCGGGGCTATCCCCGGGACCCTGTCCCCGCTACAGCGGATCCGATCTCCCCCTGTCTCCCCACCCACCGCCCCACCTATTGCCTGGGAGCCCCGATCAATGCCCGATCCGATCTGCAAGGCCGCCATCGACCTTGTGAAGCATTTCGAAGGTCTGTCCCTCGACGCCTATCTCTGCCCGGCCGGCATCCCGACGATCGGTTACGGCCACACCGCCGGCGTGACGCTCGGACAGAGCATCACCGCTGAGCGGGCCGAAACGCTGCTGTCCCGCGACCTCGCCGCCGCCGCGGCCGTGGTCGACAGGCTGGTGACGGTGCCGGTGACCGACGGGCAGCGCGGCGCGCTCGCCAGCTTCGTCTTCAATCTTGGACGGGAGAACTTCCAATCCTCCACATTGCTGAAGCGTCTCAACATGGGTGACCATGAGGGGGCCGCCGGCGAATTCGGCCGCTGGGTCTACGCCACCGTCAATGGCAGGAAAACGCAACTTCCAGGTCTGGTGAAGCGCCGGGAGGCCGAGGCCCTGCTGTTCCGCCGCAACCTGTTCCTGACCAGGATCGCCGCGGCCGATCCGATGCCGCAGGCCCTCGACGATCCTGCGTGATCCCTTGCCTTCCCCTCGTCGCCGGTCCTGCCGCCAAGCCGGAATACAGAAGACTGCCCGCCCGCTACCCGCCCTCCGATCCTCGCACCAGCCCCTGATCCTTGGCGCGATCCAACAGGGTCTTCACCGACGACCGGCTCCAGCGCAGGCCACCGCGCGGCGTGCGCTGCCCCATGCTTTGCAGCCGGCGTGCGATGCCATCGAGCGTGATGCCGGGTTCGGCCCGCGCCAGCCCCGCCACCATCAGCATGAGGTCGGTGCTGTCGACCCGCTTGGGCGCCGCATCGAGAATGGTCTGACGAACCAGTCCCGCTGCGGCCAGCCGGCGAACGGCGCGGATCAGGCTGTTGGGCGTCCATGGCTTGCGATCCCACGGCCGGGTCCGCCCCTGCGCCTTCAACGCCCGCACGACCTGATCCCATGCTGCGGTCGGGCGCAGTGCCTCGACGGTCGGCAGGAACTCCTGGGCATGCGCGACGACCAGCTCGTCGCGAGCGGTCTCGCGGCCCTGCCGTGCCCTTTCCAGCGCCGCAGGGTCCCGTCGGCGCAGGCCGGGATTGCCGGGCTCCTTCCCTCTGGCCACCGCGGCCCTGAGCCCGGCGACCGAGCGCTCGCGGATCAGCGCACGTTCCAGCTCGGCCGCGGCACCGAGGACCTGCAAAGCAAAGCGTCCCTGCGGGCTGGTGGTGTCGATCGGATCGCTCAGCGACTTGAAGGCGACGCCGCGCTGTCCCAGCCCGTCGATCACCTCCAGCAGATGGAACAGCGAGCGTGCCAGCCGGTCGATGCGCGCCACCACCAGCGTGTCGCCTTTCTTCAGGCTGGCGAGCGCCTTGGCCAGTACCGGCCGGTCACGGTCGCCTCCCGACGCCTGTTCCTCGAAGATGGTCGTGCAGCCGGCCTGCCGCAGGGCGAGCAGCTGGGAGTCGGTGGATTGGTCTTCGGTGGAGACGCGGGCGTAGGCGACGAGGGCCATCGGGGTGTCCTGAGCAATCCGGGCGGAGACCTGCCTGTTGGGCTCTTTGTACAGAATATAAGTCGGTTTCAT